TTTCAATACCTTTTTTTGTTAAATTAGTAACCTCATAATCGTTTATACTGCTGATACAATCTACCACGTTTAAAAATACATCCGTATTGGGTGTTAATTTAGTGGGAAATAAAAACTTATAAATGTTGTCATTACATTCATATTCAAACGGTATAACTTCGATATTAAAAAAGTCAAATATAGTGTCTATTGAATAACTAATCTTAACATTATTAGCTACAAATTCTATATTTTTACCTAAAATAAGTTCTCGGTATTTTAATAAAATTAAAAATTTTTGTTGTAAATTAATCTTATAATCAGTAAGTAAAATTGTATCTAATAACGTTTCAAACGCATTAGATATTGTATTAACATCGCTTGTAGATATATTCTTTACTAAATTTCTATACTCTATAAAAGAAATTTCTCTTGCTTGGTAGTTCTTTCCTAGTACATCTATGTTATATACGAAATTGTAAGACATTTAATTACGGTCCTAATGGAACGTTACCTGCAAATGATCCTCTTGGTCCTAATGGAACGTTGCCTGTAAATGACCCTCTTGCTCCAAGCGGTACCCCTATTGGTAATAATGATTGCGGTGCCTGTGGTTGGCCTATCCCATTTAATCCACCTACCCCTAAAATTGATCCGCTCCCTCTTATACCTAAACCAGATATACTAGTACTTGGTTTTATAGATGTAGGAAGCCCGTTATAAGGTGTTTGTATATTATACCTATCATATGCAAAAGTTACGTTAAAAACATCTAACCCATCATCTGCATATGTAAGCGTTCTGGTATCTACTGCTGTCGGAACACAATCATAATACTTCCATATCTTTCTCATAATTGACGGTTTGCCGGTTTCAAACTTACCAAATTGTATAATAGTTATATTTGTTTTTACGCTTTCATCTAAAGGACGGGCTACAAATCCCATATGGGCTGCCATTATTAACCATGGTCTTAAAATGTAATCTGTAAATGATGTATTGGTTTCTCTAAATTGAATTGTTAATTGATTAGATGCATATGCATCTCTACCTTCTAATATAGTGCCTTGTAAAAACCCTCTATTGTTTTCTATAGTAGCACTGCTCGAATTTAAATTCTCGGATGGTATACTAGCTCCACCAACAAATATACAACCAGCCTTTTGACTGTTTTCCGGTCTATCAACTAATATCGATCTAACTTTATCTATATTCCAACCTACTTTATCACCTTGTATAAGTTCAAACCCTTGTAACTTGGTTGTATTAACTATTGCGGGTATATTATCAAAAAATGCTATGAACTGCGTTCTTAAAGGAATAGCTGTATCATACTGCTGTAAAGATGTAGCAAAATTATCCCGAGATTCAAAGCTTGTCTGAGCCATAACAATATTTAATCATAAAAATGCTGTACTATAGTACGGCATGATATCCATTTATGTTTTTAAGATATTAAAAACTAGGCGTAATTGCTTGAACGGCGTTTTGAACTGCTCTATTAGCAGCACCTCTAAGTACTCCACTAACTTGAGCGCCAACGCCTCTTGCTGTTGTAGCAATACCACCCTTAGTTTGTCTAAAGTAATGATAAGCAACATTACAATCAAAGTTTTGAACTTCGCCTGTTGATGTTATATCATATGCTAATGCAGCTACGTCTCTAATACTAACACCAACTAATTGGTATTGTGATACAACATTTAATTGTTTATCAAGTTGAACAAGATCAATTGATGCTTCAGGGCCAGGTATAAAATAATTACCTGTACTAGTTGCATCATCAAATGTTGCTCTTGAAACTGCTAATAACTTCTGTCTTAATGACTGCGCTTCATCAGCATAAAAATTGATTGTATAACTTTCACTACCAGCATATGTCGCGACGCCGGGTACGTTAAAATTTAATCCCATATATGGTACTGGAATATTTGTAATGTTTCTTGCTGGTAAGCTTGCTGTTCTGGCATATACTAAATCGTTATCATCTAGTAATAACCCACCTCCGTTGAGGCCGAAATTAATGCTGAGCACTCTAAATAGATTTGAGCGTGAGAAGTCTCTTGATTGTGCTGTCTGATAGAAATTTGTAATTGTTTGGTTGACGTCTGCCATGTTATTATTTATTGTTTTAACCTAAAATTAACTGATTATTTGATGCTTCGTTTTTACTATCTAAAAGTATATTCTTAATACTAATATCTTTCTTAGTATACCAAACGTTATTAATAAGATACCCCACTGAAGTTACCTCTTGGATAACTCCAGTACGTTCATTACTATCAAACGATGTTGTAAAGAATACTGTATTGCCTTTATTCATTGTAATATTTAATTTTATAGGTTATAATAAGTTATGTCCGGTATAGGTTATAACTTATCCAACTAACTCGTTAAAGTTAGCACTTGTACGAGTTGCATAGAAATTAACCAATATAAACTCTGCTGTTCTTACTGGCTTAAGATATATATCAACGACAAGTTCATTTTGATCGATAATACTAGGTGTATTATTACGTTCATCGCATACGATAAGATAATCATACAACCCTTCAGTGTTCTTAGCATAGTCGAATATAGGAGTTAATGTATTGATTACTCTTGTTCTTGTTAAAAGCGTGTTAGGTTCAAATACGAAAAACTTTACTGTCTGAGCAGTTGCTTTTTCAAGTGATAAGAACAACCGTCTTACATTAATTCTGTCAAATGCACTTGGTTGCTTTAACATTGTCTTTTGACCATATATTACAAACCCTTCATTTGGAAAGAATGCAACTGGATTTGCATTTACTTTATACAATTGATCTCTTTGCTTTTGTTTAGGCTTTAATGCTAAGTCAGCTGCACCTCTTACTGAGCCTCTTGTAAACCCTGCTGGTGCATACCAAGGTTGGTATACTGAATCTGTACTTGCCATTGCGGCTGCTGCAAAACCAGAGAATGGCGCCCAGCAAAAGTCACCTAATGCACTATCAAACACCTTACACCAATTTGCATACACTGTCGAATAGCTTGTATTGAACGGTGCAAGCACATTTCTGATAGGGCTATACATATTCAATGAGAAGTTATTATTTGGATCAGCTAATGGTAAGAAATTAGTGCCTTGAACGAATATGTTTCTTGGTAAGTCACCAACAAACAGATGATCCTTTCTTCTTACTCCTGCAAAATCTGAATACCTATTAAAGATTGTTGCGTAATTAGCTGCAAATGTTGCGGCAGTACCAGTAACATTGTCTGGGTTCGTTGTATATAACCCGCTAATTGCTGCTACAAATATTGTATCGTCGAAATAGCGTTGAGCTGCTGATAATGTAGGTGTGCTGTTTATATATTCACTTACTGCGAATATTGTTGTCATACCAGCATCAATTGAAACATCGACGTTGTATACTTCTGTGTTTTCAGCAATATCAAACATTCTATCAAGCTTTAATGGTATTGAACCGAGATCTTTTGTCTTTAAGTTCGTATCTGTATATGCACCTGTTGGATATAAATTATCTACTGGCGTTAATACGGTATAGCATGATCCTAAAGCTGCCGATAACAATGTAACTTGTGTATTAGCTGTTGCTGTATCTACGATACCATATTGCGCTGAAAGATTATACAATAATGTGCTAGGGGCTACATAAGCTGATGTAACCATTCTAACTTTATTAGTTGGTATACCGGCATTTGATAGCCAAGTTGAACCGTTTCTATGAGAAATAAAGTCATTAACGAGTATTGTAACATTAGGTGATGTATCTTCTCTTGTTTCTAAGAAAAAGCTTACTGGTTGACCACCGTTTTGCGAATTAAGCTGTCTCCAATAATCGAGTGAACCAATATATCTTTCGCTAAACACATAATCAAGCTTGATTGAGTCTGGCGAAAATACTGATTGCTTTAATTTAAATAAACCAAAAGATAAAGTATCATCGAAATTAACAGTATCGATATTAAATGTACTTGCATTCTCTAATACTTGTGATAAGCTATTGCCTTGCTGGCCATAATTTAAAACCCCTGCAGGTTGATTATCAGATAATGATGATAGACTGAAATTTAATCTAGTCGATGGTACAGTAATATAATTCGTTGTGTTTGTAGCACTTTGCGTTACTGTTTGTACAGTTAAGATGTCATCAAAGTTTGATGTAGGACTTAAATTGGAATTGTCTATAATACCAACATAATACCCTTCAAATAAATTGTTAACTGTTGTTTGAGCTTTGTTGAGCACAATCATACCAGCATTTCCTAAATCATTAAATGAACTGAATGAAGATTTGCCTGTGTTGCTCCAATTAAAGCCACTACCTTGTAAAATATTATCGTATTGTTGCGCTGTTAACTCAAAGTGAGTTGGTTCACCGAATACATAAAGTACACCAGATGCTTGAGCATTGTATGTAGTTAAGAATTTACCATATTGTGATGGCTGATTTGTGTAGTCAATGTTAATTGCAGAGCAAGGATAAACTAACGCACCATAATTTGCACCAAACCCAGTGCCGTTATTTGCACCGTATGGTAACTTGTAGGTATAAACATTTGCTGTGGTATTAAGCAGAGGAGCTACTGAATGATAAAAATATCTTTCAGCAGGTGTCTGAGGTTGTCCGTAGACATTAGTAAAATCAGATATACTTGTAACTTGTAAAACTTCATCAGTAGGACCTGTTGCAGCAAACCCTGCTACTAACACATTTGTACCTGTAGGTACCACTGGACCTTGAGATAAATCGATTTCTGAAATTTGTACGCCTGGAGATTCAATTGAGCGAGCCATATGTAATTATTTATGATTTCGCGGACAACTTTTACAACAATTCAGCAAAGAACTGAGAAAAGGCAAATGAAAAAGAAGATTCAATTTCACCAGGCTCTCTATAATTATAATCTATCCCATTAAGGAGAACAGGAAATGCTTTGGTGTAAGTAAATTTAATAACATTGACGTCAAATTCATCTTTACCAAAGATAGTTAAATCAGTTTGGTATTGACTTGGGCTTAATTTTACTGGTAATTTGGTATACTCTACAGGAGGTATAGTTGGATCATCTGAATTATAAAATGATTCCTTTTCATTATTAAGAATATCCAGCCATTTATATATAGCCCAGTAATTGTTAAATCTGTTATCAATAGTAAAGTTTACAGTTATATTATTATACGGCGGTCTACTATGAGAAGACAATTTATATGTCTGGCCACTATAGCCTGCTGCTACTTCTGGTACAGATATCTCTGGTATAACTGATCCAAACACTGAAAATTGAACTGAATTTTCATTTACCGTAGCATTGCTTCTAACTCTCAATGATTGATTATTAATGTTTCTCATAACTGGCGGTAAGTTTATAACAAGTAAAAACTTATCTAACCTATTCTTATTGAGTTGTGATTGTGTTACTTTATCTACCATTGTGTATTTTATATCCGAGTTGTATTAAATTTTCCATTTCACTGAGACCGGTATTTTTATCTGATAAAATGGTAGGCATTGCTGAGTTGTTACCATCCGTATCATTATAAAGAGAACCTGGGTTAGTATAATATTTAATACCAAAATCTAATTGCTTTAATATAAGAGGTCTATTATTAGAGTCATGTTGTATAACTTCAAAGTGTTTATCAACCAAATCTTTATCTAATATAATTAACGCCCATACAAAGCTCATAACTCTATCATCATGATAACCAGCTCCTTTTTTAGCTGACCAGGTACCGTTGCTATGGCGAACAAAACTTTTAAATTCTTTTAAAAGATTTATATCCCTGATCTGCACTACCTCAAGTTGGTTTACCCAATACCTCATGTTGGTTATGCCTGTGTACTTTGTATTTGTATGTACTACAATACCGAGTTGGTCTTTTTGTCTACCTGCTGTAGCTGCCCCCCATGAAACAATATTATCATATCCAAATGTATTGCGCAGCCCATCAACAACTTGTGCACCGCAATTATTTCTTTCAACGCAAACAAGTGGCCGACCCCATTGCGCTAAAATTTCATTTAACTTACTTGTAAAGTTTACTGGTGATATACCACTATTATGATAGCATGCAACTTGCCTTATATTTGTCAATTCAGTTATGTCTATAACTTGTATGACTGTTGCATCTTTATCTATACCTTCACTCACATCGACCCCAGCAACGTAAATTTTATCATCTTTAGGCTCTTCCCAAATTTGATAGTTACCTTCTTCCATAACATATAACGGTTGCTTTATATATACAGATAACTTACTATATAACTCTTCATTAACAGAACTCTCACCTGAGTCTAAGAATTCACAATTAAATTCTTGATTGAATGCATCCAAACTACCAATGGTTGCAACTGTTTCAAGCTTCCATTTTTCGTCTCTACCAGGAATTTCATTCCATAAAATTTTATCCCCAGCCCAACCGTTCTTATTATTTTCAGCACCAGAATATAATGTATGGAATAAATTGCCTGTACCGTTAGCAGTTGATGCAATAAAAATTTTAGATTTTTTAGATGATGAGACGATTGGATAAACTGATTTCCAAAACTCTTCAACTAAATGAGGTTCAATAAACGCTAACTCATCTAATAATAGAACGTTTATTGATTGTCCTCTTGCTGCCGTCCCAGTTGTGGTTGATATACCTATTCTACATCCATTGGCTAATGACATTGATGTCTTGCCGTATTCCTTTACACCAGGTTTAATCCAATTTGGTAACTCTTCGTATGCTAATCTAATTCTTCTAAAGATTTCTATAGCAGTGTTTTCTTTATTTGCTACAATTAATATGCTCTGATCTTCTTGAAAACAAGCAACCCATAAAGCATATATGGTAAACAAAGTTGTTTTACCGATCTGTCTACTAGCTAATAATATAAAGAACCTATTGTCTCTCATCTTTCTTAATACTCTCTTCTGGCATAAATGCAACTCTATGCATTGCTTACCTTCATCTAATGAAACAATATGAAAATAGTTTTCTGCAAAGTAAAGTATGTTATTTGCACACTTTTTTAACGACGTTGCCATCTCCGCAGTATACTCGAACTGAGAGTCGCTAGCAGGTAGGTTTGGGTTATTTAGGTAATTCTGTTTGTTTTTAATCACGGGCGATATAAATATTTACATGTCAATGGCTAATAATCTATTAGAAATATGGGGTTTGTATAACAGCAAAGTGCTTAATGAAAAAGCACCTGCAGCTCATCCTCCTGGTAAAAAGGCAGCTAAAATGTCGACGAAGCCAGGTCCTGGCCCAGTCTTATTAAATGATCCTAAAGCAGGTGCTATAGGTAGAAAAGACACAACTGGTCCAGAAGCCGCAGATAATTTTAATGGCCCTTCTTTTAATAGAAGCATATCTGACTTAAAGACAATGACAGATAAAGATAAGAAAGATAAGCCATATGTAGCTCAACTTAATGTGTCTGTAGAAAATTTTGATAAGAATCTCGAGAAAACAACGAAAGCCGCTATAAATAATAATATGAAATCTACTTTTGATAAGTTATTCGAAGAAGTTATGAACAGTGAAGACGACAAAGACTTAGTTGCTCTTGGCGTTGACGCCGATGCCCCTGAAGGTGATATGGAAGGCGATGTAACAGTTACATTATCTCCTGATCATGTAGAAGTTTTAAGAGCAATTTTAGCTCAAGTTGACGGTTTATCTTCTGATGAAGGTATGGGGGATGAAAGTATGTCAGATGACGATATGGGTACAGATGAAGATGCAGAAATGCCAAAACACGGTGAAGAAGAGTATGAAGCAATGCATCCAGAAGGAACAGAAATGGAAGAAGTTAAAGATTCAGTAGGTTTAGCAATGACAAAACATTCAAACATGAAGGTTGGAGATGTAACAGCAAAGCACGATGTTGGTGCAAACAAAGCTGGCACGACAACAATTGACGTTCCAGTTGACGG